GAATATTAATTAATATTAAAATAAAAGGAGGAAAAAAATGAAAAAGGAAAGTGTATTGGAAATAGAACGGGATGAAAGAGAGGAGAAATAGATGGAACAATGGGAAATGATGGCTAAAATGGTCAAGGAATTTTATTTGGCTTTCAAGCAGGAAGAATTTTTAAATAAGGATATGACAGAAGAGAGAGGTCATTTAAGAGATTTACTGCTTATGGAAGAAAAAACGGAGTACATGAAAGCAGAGACAGAAAATGATACGGTGGGGAAACTAGATGCAGTTGTGGATATGGCTTATGTGTATATAGGAACATTATTAGAGCAATGTAAAGGAAATATTGACATCGTTGTGAGAATATTATACTTTGATTCAATGGACTCAGAATTAGTAGGAATCTGTAATAAAATTGAAAAAAATAATTTTAATGGGATATTTCTTTTGGCATTTAAAGAAGTTCATCGTTCTAATATGACGAAATTAGATAAGAATGGGAAACCTGTTTATTATACGGAAGGCCCTAAAAAAGGAAAAATTGGTAAAAGCGAACTGTTTGAAGAACCAAATTTAAAAGAAATTATTGAAGGAGAATCAAGAACACATGAATGAAAAAGATATAGAAAAGATTGCAAATAAAATATTTTTTTTGGGAGATAAAGAAACGGAGTATCTTTTTAAATTAGAAGTAAAAAATGGATTTGATGTAATTTTACCTGAAGCATTTGAAGAAGTTCATAAAAGCAATATGAGTAAACTTGGTAAAGATGGGAAACCAATATTTCGTGAAGACGGTAAGATAATAAAAGGGCCTAATTTTTTTAGGCCAAATTTGAAACAGTTTATTACAAAATAAAATTTGAAAGGAAATATAAAAATGAGTAAAGAATTAAAAGCCGCAGAAGAAATGATAGAAATTATAAATTCTTTAGTAAGAAAAGGATATAGTGATGATGATATCAGGAGGTATTATAGAATGATGGGAGAATTGTGTGCTGGAGCTGGTGCAGTAAATGACACAAGTAAAGATAGTCAAAAAACGATTAATGAATTAATTGATATTGTTGAGACATTAAATAACAGAATAGAAAGTTTGGAAAATAGAATAAAAGTAAAAGTTTAATATTTGAATAATCAGGAGAAAAAGATGTTTAAAATATTATATTGTGAAGATGAATATAAATCAGTAATCACAAAAAATGTAGAAGAAGTACAAAGACTTATTACACAGACTGATATTAGACAAAGGTTGAATCTAAATAGACAAATGAATTTGTATAAAGTAAATTTTGGTAGTAACAATTTGACTGATGATGAAATTATAAATTTATTTGAGATTAGTAATTCAAAAAGAAGAGATAAACTTTTTTTGAAATTATATTAGAATTGGGAGAAAAGTATGAAAATACTGAGAGATAAGTTTTAAAGGAGAATCAAAAAATGGCAGAATTAAAAGAAGGTATTTTAAAACTTTTTAAGGAGCATTATGGGATGACAGCTGAAGAAGCTCAAGAATATTACAAGAAACAATTTGAAATAGTAAAGAAAACAGTAGTAAAAGAAGAGGTGGAACGGTTAAGGCAAGAATGCATGGATGTACTGGAGGAAATAAACAAAACAGGAAAAGTTCCTGAACTTATATTTTAAAGTTCAGTCGCAGAAAGTCGTTTTGGCTGGAAAAGTAGGTTTAAATATAGTGTTTATAAAGAAAAATGGCAGTCGTGAAAAGTCGTTTTTATTAGAAAAAAAGATTAGGAGGATAAAATGAAAATAGCAATATTGTTAATATTATTAGTACCAATTTTATTTTGGATTGTATTTATTTGGACAATATTTGAAAATGCGGTTGAAAGAATGAAAAATTATAATCTGTTTGGAATGTTGGCGAGTTTAGGTTTTGGAGTGCTTATGGCTTACGGATTGTATGAGTTTTTATTGAAAATAATAGATCCAGGATAAAATCATTTTGTTGAAGTCAACGAAAAGCATATTGCTGATGTCGGCAAAATGGTATAAAGAACGTTTGGATGATGTCGAGAAAACGATAAAATTTAGGAGGATTTGAAATGTCAAAAAAAGTAATAAGGATAGTATTTGCTTTTATATTTATAGTTATAGGTGCTGCACAAATTTCACAAGCTAAAGATTTTTTGGATTTAAGCAAATTAGTTCTAAGTTTTGCATTTGGCATGTGGGTATCGAAATGGATTTAAAATAATTTAAGAAAGGGATTTGAAATGAAAAAAATATTATTAGGAATTGTAATTTACGGATTGATTTGGATTATAAAGTTTTTTGCGATTAGAGTATAAAGTGGTATAATTAACTGTAATAAAAAGGTATTTAAGGAGGATAAAGAATGAGTGATATTCTAACAGAACTAATAGAAAACGAAATATTTATTTTAAGAAAAAAATTGAACACAGTTAATTGTGAAATAGAAGAAAAGGAAAGAGATTTTGAAGTAAAATATCCAAATTCATGCGTGATAATTGATTTTAGACTATTTGATTTATACAAAAAAAGAAAACGTTTAGAAAAAGAATTGTCGGAGTTGAAAGAATCTTTACCATGTGGTCGTGGTATTTTGTTTTAGTTCAGCAAAAAAAACATTGGCAAAAGGAGCGAGCAAATGGGAAATTATGATGTTTATGATTTAATAGGTGACAAAAAGCTTTTTTATGAAAATTTAACAGATTTCGGTTGGGAGGAATTTTATAAATTTAAAATAGATTTTCTAAAAGAACACTTTCCAGAAAAATTTAAAAACAAACAAGTGATTGTACTTTTTAAAAGAGAATTTACGGAAGAAATGGAATTAGAATTGATAAGAGAATTTACAGAGAAAATGATTCGAGAAGAAGGGAAAAGATTTCTTGAATTTGCAGCAAATTATCTAGAAGAAAAAGAAAAACAGGAACAAAAGCAAAAAGAAATGAACGAAAAACATCAAAAAAATTTATTGTTTAAAATTTTAAATTTTTTCAAGAAAAAACAGAGCTCAAACACTTGAAAAAAACTGATAAAATAAGGTATAATAAAGGGGGTGATAAAATGCTTAGTAAAGAGCAGATAAGTCAAATTGAAAATGATAAAAATATTTTTTTTTGCGTTGTAGAACTACTCAAAGTAATTTCGATGAAAGGAGAAGTCAAAGTGACTTTTAAATTCAAAGATAAGAAATTAAAAGGGAGAGAACTATGGAGTGATACAATAGAATAAAGACAAGAGCAAAAAGTTTGTGAGTCGATTTATATATAGATTGGAAACAGTCTATTTATAAGTCGGCTCTTTTTATTTTAATTTGCAGAAATGGTGGAAGTGGTAGACACGACAGTCTTAGAAACTGTTGGATTTATTCGTGCGAGTTCGAGTCTCGCTTTCTGCACCAAGAATGGAAGGGAAAATGTTTTTAATATTTATAGTTGGATTTGTGCAGTTCATAGTATTTTTAATTGTTCTTGAAATTATTTTTAGAGGTGTAAAAAAAGTATATAGCGAAAAGAATTAAAAGAGATTTAGAACTGCTAGATAAATTAGAAGAGATTGAAAAAGATATAGATAACAAGATAGATGGATTAAAGATAATGATATATGACAGATATCTTGATAGATGTAGAGTAGGAATGAAGAAACAGAGAGAAGAAGATAAAGGATTAAGAGATAAGCTAACAGAAATAGAGAGCAAATGTTCAAAATAGTGAGCATATCAAGCCAAGTTTAAAGCGAAAATAAAAAAAATGAAATTTTGATTAAAAAGGTACTTCTGAGAGGTCAAAAAAGAGCGAACGGGTTCGAAGCCCCAGAAAAAATATGGGCACAATGTTTTTGAAACTTTAGTTCCGTACCAGAAAGGCGGTGTTTATGGTAGTTAAGGAAGGTCAAATTGTAAGAGCAATGGATTTAGCAAAAATGCTTGGTGTTTCAGATAGGCATATTAGGGATTTAGCTAATGAAAATGTTGTAAAAAAAACGGCACAAGGAAAATATCTGCTTTTAGAAAGTGTACGTGGGTATATTGAGTATTTAAAATCTAGGAATGATGCTGATATTAGTTTAAAAGACGAAAAGATTAAGGAAGAAACTAAAAGGATTATTAAAGATACCGAGATTAAGGAACTCAAAATTAAAGAATTGAAAAATCAATTGCATTCAGCTGATGTTATTGAAAAAGTAATGACAGATAGCCTTATAAACATGAAAGGTAAATTGCTTTCTTTATCTAACAAATTAGCACCACAAATAATAGCATTGGATAATCTAGGAGAGATTCAAGATGTTATCCAAGATGGAATATTCGAGGCATTGGAAGAACTTAGCGAATATAATCCAGAGATGTTTAGAAGTAAAAACTTTGTTGATGATGAAGAAGAAGAGGAAATGGAGGTTAAAAATGAAAAAAGAAAGCGTGGCAGACCTAAAAAGAGCCGATGAATTATTTAAAAAGATTTTTTCAGTACTGAAACCCCCACCTAAACTTACAATTGATACTTGGGCTGACAAATACAGGATTTTATCAACTAAGACTTCTAGCGAACCAGGACGATGGAATACTGATAGAGTTCCATTTCAAAGAGAGGTAATGAGAGCAATATCAGATAAAAGGACTGAAAAGGTTGTAATGATGTATGGAGCTCAACTATCTAAAACTGAAATACTTATGAATACATTTGGGTTTTATGCTGATTATGATCCAGCTCCAATCATGTTTTTAATGCCTACAAAAGATATGGCTCAAGATTTTTCAAGCACTAGGCTTAATGATATGATTTTGAGTACTCCACAACTTAGAAACAAAATAATTGAGAGTGATAATTCAAGGGATACCAAAAGACAAAAGGAATTTGCTGGAGGTTATATAGTTTTGACTGGGAGTAATTCTGCAGCAGAGCTGTCAAGCAGACCAATTAGGATTTTATTAGCTGATGAAATTGATAGATTTCCGTCTAATGTAAAAGGCGAAGGTGATCCGCTTAATCTGGCAATTGAAAGGACTAAAACATTTTGGAATAAAAAAATTGTGCTTACAAGTACACCAACTATTAAAGGTGGGAGTAGAGTAGAACTAGAATACGAGAATAGTACAAAAGAAGAGTATTATGTGCCATGTCCAAAGTGTGGTGAAATGCAAACATTAAAATGGAGAAATATTATGTTTGAAGATGTGACGCACAAATGTGAAAAATGCTTGGAAACTTCTAGTGAGTATGAATGGAAAAGAAATCTTATTAAAGGAGAATGGAGAGCACATAATAGCGAAGTTGACAGGTTTCAAGTAAGAGGATTTCATATTTCAGAACTTTATAGTCCGTTTTCTAAATGGGATAGCATTATTAATAAATTTAAAGCAGCAAAAGGCGACGAACAATTGATGAAAGTATTTGTCAATACAGCTCTTGGGGAATGTTGGGAAGAAAAAGTTGAAAGATTTAACTTTGAGGAAATACAGGCAAGGGCTGAAGATTATGGAGAATACTTGAATCATGAAGATGGAACATATGAGGAAGTAGAAATCCCTGACAGGGTTAATGTGCTTACGGCTGGTGTCAATGTTCAAGATAATAGGCTTGAAGTTGAAATTGTTGGATGGGCAAAAGGTGAAGAAAGCTGGGGGATTTATTATAAAGTGATTATGGGGAATCCTGCTTTGCCTTATGTTTGGAATGAATTAGACCAAGTTCTGATGAAAGATTATTCATATCAGAATGGGGAAAAAATAAGAGTTGCTTGTGCTTGTGTTGACACAGGTGGGCATCATACTGATGATGTTTATAGGTATGTAAAAGCAAGGGAACAACTGAATATATTCGGCATAAAAGGAAGTGGAGAAACTGGGAGACCTCTTATTTCACGACCTAGCAAAAATAATAAAGGAGGAATTTCTTTATTTGTTTTAGGAGTTAATACTGGGAAAGATACGATAATGAGTAATCTTAAAGTAAAAGAACCAGGAGCTAAATATATGCACTATCCAAATAACCCTAAACGTGGATATGATGAAGTTTACTTCAAAGGGCTTACATCTGAAATAAAAGTTGTCACATTTAGTAAAGGACAAGCTAAAATCGAGTGGAAAACAGTAGGAGATAAAAGAAATGAACCGCTCGATATTCGGAATTATGCACAAGCTGCATTAAGAATTGCTAATCCAGATTTAGACATTAGGTATTCAACTGATTTGTTAAATGGATTAAGAACACAGAGAGTTAGTAGAAAAAGAAAAATACTGTCGAAAGGAATTAAGTAAATGGGAAAATCGAATTATTCAAGAGAATATATTTTAGAAATAATAGTTGAATATGGTAAAGCTGAACGAGCAGTTTTAACAGGAAAAAGCTATAAAATTGGGACAAGAGAACTCACTCGAATGGGAATAGATGAAATAAGAAAAGGGAGAGCTTATTGGGAAAATGAATTACAAAAATTAAATAGTATTGGGAAAAGAAGAGTGAGAAGAGGAGTTCCTAGAAATCTTTAAGGTTAGAAAAGGAGGTGTGCTATGAATTTTATTGACAATTTAGTGGCAGTATTTAATCCACAAAAAGGAGTAGAAAGATTTAAAGCAAGAAGAAAACTGGAAATTTTAAATACTGGATATTCTAATCATGGAGCTTCGACCACTAAAAAAGCAATGATAGGTTGGCAGAGTACTTCGGGCGGTGTAAAAAAAGATATTTATAAAAACCGTAAGAAATTGATTGAGCGTTCAAGAGATTTATATATGGGAACTTCTATTGCAACGGGAGCATTAAAAACTATTAATACAAATGTTGTAGGAAGTGGATTGAAATTAAAAGCCGCTATTGATAGTGAGACAATAGGAATAAGTGATGATGAAGCGGCTAAGGTAGAAGAATTGATTGAAAAAGAATTTGAACTTTGGTCGAAAGATAAGATTGATAATTTAGGAACTATGAATTTTTACCAAGTTCAAGAACTTGTGTTTTTGACAGTACTACTGAATGGAGAGTGCTTTATAAAATTAAATTATTTTGAAACACCTAAAAATCCGTATAGTTTGAAGTTGGAAATTTTAGAGCCTGATAGAATTTATACTCCTAATAATATGATTTCGGATAAAAGTGTAGTTGAAGGAGTAAAGATAGATAAAAATGGAAGAGTTGAAGGTTATTATGTTTCATCTGAACATCCATTGGACGCAACTGGTGCAGTAACAGAAAAATTTATTAAAGTTTATGGAAGTGAGAATCAAAAAAACATAATTCATCTTCTTTTCACTGAAAGACCTGAGCAAATAAGAGGAATCCCAATATTGTCACCAGTTATTGAAAATTTAAAACAGCTCGGGAATTATACCGAAGCAGAATTAATGGCTGCAGTCATAAGCGGGTTGTACGCAATTTTTATTGAAAGTGAAGCTGATAGTCCAAGTGGAGCTGATGTTGGAGAACTTGAAGCTATTGAAAATGATTTGCTGGTAGATTCAGAAGATGAAACCACTATAGAACTTGCACCAGGAATGATTGCTTCGCTTAATCCAGGAGAAAAAGCAAAAGCTACTAATCCAGGAAGACCAAATGCGCAATTTGACCCATTTGTAACGAGTATTTTAAGACAAATAGGAAGTGCTTTAGAAGTTCCGTATGAACTTTTGATTAAGCATTTTACGGCAAGTTATTCAGCAAGCCGTGCAGCACTTTTAGAAGCATGGAAAATGTTTAGAAAGAGACGAGAATGGTTTTCTGAAAACTTCACTCAACCAATTTATGAAGAATGGTTAAATGAAGCGTATTTGTTAGGGAGAATAGAACTTAAAAACTATGGAACTGATTTTCTTATAGATAAAGCCTGGTGCGGTTCACAATGGAACGGACCAAGTCAAGGACAAATTGACCCATTAAAAGAGGCTAATGCTGCTGTTATAAGAATTAATAATGGATTATCGACTAGAACTAGAGAAACAGCGGAGCTTAATGGTGGAGATTTTGAACAAAATGTAAGAATTTTAGCAAAAGAAAATAAATTATTAAAAGAGAAAGGAGTGGTAATAAATGCCGAAACAACTCAAATTTTGGAACGTGATGAAGAATGATGAGGAAAAATCAGCTGAACTGATACTTTATGGAAGCATTGGAAGTGATGAATATTGGGATGACATATCTGATAAGGCGTTTAAACAGGATATCGAAAATCTTGGGGATGTAGGAAACATAACTTTGCATATAAATAGTCCAGGTGGGAGTGTATTTAGTGCTGTGGCAATAGCGAATACTCTTAAAAATCACAAAGCTAAAGTGACGGCAAATATTGATGGTTTGGCAGCAAGTGCTGCAACTATTATAACAAGTGCTTGTGATACTGTAAGAATGCCTAAAAATGCTTTATTTATGATTCACAATCCAATTACTTTTGCTTATGGGAACAATCAAGAAATGCAAAAAACTGTTGAAATGCTTGATAAGGTTAAAAACAGTATTATTGAAACGTATTTGGGCAAAACAAAAGCAGACAAGAAAACTTTATCTGAATTAATGGATAATGAAACTTGGATGGATGCAGAAACAGCTAAGGAATATGGTTTTATTGACAAAATTGTGGATGAAGAAGTGGGAAAAGAATTTGTAGAAAATAAATTAATTATAAATAACATGGCTTTTGATATTTCAAAATTTAAAAATTTTAAAA